TGACCAAAACGACTCGCAGTTTGCTGGTAAAGTTGATCGCCTAATTGGTTAATCTGGCCCTGTAAAAACGGGTTGGTGCCTGGGGTTAGGTAATCACCCCGTAAAGTCTGGCCCAACATATTGCGGCCCTGACCAGTGGCATAACCTTCCGGCCCACCGCCAAAAACGGATGTTGCACCGCCAATAGCTTGCTGTAATGGCCCCTCTATCATTGGTGCTGGGCCTCTCGTAACGCTTTCGGTGTTTCCTATATCTGTTCGCGGTGAAGTAGAACTACTGCTCATAATGTTTTCTCACAAATAAATAAATTTAACTCGTCTTTACCAGTAATCTCATATCCTAAGACTCTCGACCATCCTTTCCTGCCGTGAATCTTCATTTTTTTGCATCCCATAGATTTTGCCCATTCTTCAATATCTGGCAATACACCTAACCACTCTTGCATATGAGAGCCGGATAAAACTGCCATATAACAGGACTCAACGGTTAATTGGGTGATTAGAACTGCTTTTAGCTCTGGGTTTTGCCAAGTCCATAATTGGAATAGCTCATGGCGTAACCCGTCATAAATGTCTTGTTTTGTAAATATCGAGCCACGGTCTAATGCCTTTTGTATAAAAGGCTCTACCGCGTCCCAGATAAAAGGTATTTGTTCTTTTTGGTACGTTACTATCAAACTAAGCCGCGTCTACGCTTCCCGAATGGTATCGAATAACCAGTAGACGGAGATGGCATCGTCGGATCACGCATAGGTACTGCGGGTGGCCTTGTTAATGCACCTGGCGGGTATTTAGTGCGTGGGCCAGTACGAATATCTTGACGCTTTGGGGGCATCATTTGCCCTTCACCTTGCCCCACTCGATTAAGTGTATCGGCTAATCCTTGCGCAATATCATAACCTTGAGCCATATGCGCACCAGCAGTATTAGGTAATCTTACATCTCCTGCGGTACGCGCTGACCCCATCATAGGGTCAAATGGCCCCATCGGGGGTGGCGAAGAAGTTGTCGGGATGCTTGGCCCCCCTCCCTTGCCTGTAGGCATAGGAACGCCAGTGCCTGTAGGCATATTCGGTAATTGCAGGGTATCCCACGGAATAGGAGTACCCACATAATCAGGAGACATCGGGTTATCCGCAGGATCGCCTTCCCACGGCAGAAAAGACGGTTGTTGCGCACCCATAGCAGTTGGAGGGGGTTGGGCTGGCGTACCTCCAGACATCATTTGTGGATTAGGATCAGAAACACCCGTTAACGCGGGGTTATTTGCAGCACTACTCATAACGTACCTCTTAAATTAAACTTCCGTATTGTCCATCTGTAAAATATGTCGGATTAGGATCAGACAATCCGGCTAAAAAAGTGTTTATATCGTTATCTTCGTCTGAATAAAGATTGTAATCATATGAATCATCGGCAAATTGCCCATCGGTTATATTATGGGGAGTTGTGCCGCCCTGTGGTACAGGCTCTGGGTCTGGATTAGAAGTCCAATTTTGCGACAAAAGCTCTGACAACCAGTTGCTAAACATGCCTGTACCGCCAGACTGCCCTACATTAGAATAATTAGGCGCGGTAGGATTATCGAGAAAATCCTGTGCAATATTAGGATTAGCGGCGGCTGTTAATGGATTTAATTCAGGCACAGTTCCATATACGGGAAAATTAGCCCCAGGGGTAGGCAAGGATAACGCTGGTGGTGGTTCAGAAAACCTCGTTCCCATTGCAGACGCACCAGACGCGCCAACCATTGCTGGGTCATAACCTCCTGTTGCCGACAATGGATTAACGTGTTCGCCTTGTTGGGCTGGCCCACCGTCTGTCCACGGGTTAGTTATATAATTCGGATTGCCTTCTACTCTACCTCTTACTAATGCTTCCGCTATATGAGGCGGGAGAGATTCTGCTGCTGCTTGGCTGTCTATTTGCCTTGCAAGAGCTTCTGATCCCATTGGGCCTATCCAATCATCGAAAGTCGATAGATCACCATATTGGGGGTATTCAGTATATAATTCTTGCTGTAAATATTGGTTAGGAGTTAATCCGGCCCCCCTTCCGAACATTTGTGCAAGCTCAACCGCAGTTAAAATTGTCCCTAACCCCGGAATTAAGCTTGTTGCATAATTAGTGCCGACTGTTTGTATTGCATCCTCTACCGACTCTTCAGTAGAAGCGTCTATCGCCGCTTGATTCAAATCATAAGCGTCACTCGTACTAGTTAAAGCACTTCCAATATGATTAGATGCAGAACTCATATCTAAACCTTACCTGTTGGGTGTATTTCAAGCTCTACCCCAGAAATACTGGTGTATGTTGAATATCGTAATTCCAGACTCATATAACGCCCCTCTGGCGGTATCGTAGCTGCCCTGTAATGATACTTTCCTGTTCTTGAATTAACTGATCCGGCATTTGACCATGCTACGGTACTGTTTAAATTGTCCTTTACTCCAACTCTTGGAAAATTAGTCGTAGCATTTCCAGCCATATCCCCATAAGGTCTTGCCCAATCGATAACAACTCTACCAGCTTCGTTTAACTGAAAATCTCCTGTGGCTAAAGTGGCTTCAGCAGGTTTTGATCCTGAATGAGAAGAGTCATAAATATCTAAAGTTGTGTCACTTAGCGGATCGACAATGCCTAAAACTTGGTCAGAATCATGTACGGAAAAAAATCCCTTTCCATCTATGTCAGCAAGGTATGACCATTGCCCTGTTTTGTAGTTATACGCTAATGCTCTATCTTCAAAAAACACCAGCCCCAAAGCAGGGTTAACCGCCACGTTTTGTTGTTGTTGACTGACTGAACTAAAACTAACCATAATTACCCTTTAAGTCGGTGTAAAACTTTTATCAACAATACCGTAACCAATATCAGTAACCTCATTGCCTTGTACTACGTGATAACCATATTGGGACTCAAAAAATACCGCCTCATCTACAGCAACGAACCGATTTACACGATGACACCCCCTACCTTCTTCAAAACGATCAAAGCTAAACACCACATCACCGCCCTGATAGGTCATACTCCAAATAGCTCTTTCCTGAAAAATAAAGGCGTTAAAATCAGTACCCGCTATACCAGTAACAGTGCCATATTTAGGGGGAAAAAGTTGATTTGAGCTTTGCTTGGTTCTGGCATCAGCACTATCTAAAGTAGGCCAATCTGTGCCATCGCCGATAGCTGACCACCGTATAGAATAACGATCTGAATCTGGTGCTATTACAATAAATTGCCCTACACTAGCGCAACACCATGCTGCTTCAGCACCACTAGTAAAAGACGAACTCGATGGATAACTAGGTTTTTCGCTCATATTGTAGACCAACCATGAATATTCGCTCCATCAGATGTGCCAGTACCCGATGTGCCTTCAGCAATTGCAACAAAAAATAAAACCGGATCGCCAGACGCATCATGTCCCTCGCAAACATCAAAACACGAAATATTATTTAATGTATTTTTAGTAGATACAGTGCCAGTAGTAACTGTTGTATACGTGGAGGTTAACGTATAGTTTCCAGAGCCTTCTAACAAAAGCCCAATAGACAAATCCATAGTGTATCCATTGCCTGCAACAGTGCCATTATCCAGCCACGCTACGACATGCTGATTATCAGTTCCTACGGGCCTAATCACCATAGACGGCACAGTAGCAAAATTGCCATGTGCAGATATAGCTCCCGCTGTAGGTCTTTCATACGGAACCCATCCTTCAGACTGGTGTAGGACGTTTTTAGCCTGTATTAGAGGATTTTCAAAATCATCCTCATCAGGCCGCCAGTTTAAAAAATCTAACCTGACTTTGCTCATGATGTTCTCTGTGCTAATGAACCCTGGCTATGCTCTGCATTATTTTGCTCTTCCCTTAGTGTTTCCACAGCATCGTTAAAAAACATCTGCCATACCGGAATACGCTCATCATTTATTAAAAAGGGCGCAGCCTCTAACAACGAACCATATAACAACACCTCTGGCGCATTAGTTGCGTACCACGATGGGTCTGTTGTCCGTAACGGGTCTTTCTTGGCGTAATAAATCCCTTTCAATGTTCCGTCATTAGAAACTGGCCCAAACACAAAATTAGACCCTTCCCGCGATATAACACAAGGCACACCCGTAGCAGACCTGTTAGCATAATCATTATATAACTCATTAATAGATACCCATCTTAATAACTGAACAGGTGTTCTATCGTAATAAGCGAACTTTAAAGCCTTAAAAGCAGATGGTACTGCCGCCACGCCACTCGAAATACTGACAGATAACGCTGTTTCTTCATTTCTAAGGTTCAACGTCCGATATAACTTGTTTTCAGCATTCTGGATGAAATTAGGTATCCATCCTGATAAATCATCTCTTGCGAGATAATCACCTACTGCTGTTTGCAAGGTTGCGTAATTTGTTATAACTGCCATGTCGTCCTTCTAATAATTTCCCGTGGGGTTTCCCCAACTGCGTTAATTGAATTTAACAAATGATTGCTCCACTCTCCCGAATATTCATCTTCATAATAATGATGAAAACACGGTGCGCCCAACGTGAAATGAACCAATTTTGCGTCTGGATTTTCTTTATATTCACCGACCAAGTGATTCCATTCAACAGGTAATTCGCCTACCTCATCGTCTGTAAGCCATTGAAATCTATGTAAAAATGCTCCACCAGCTTCACCGACTAATTCTTTAGTTAGAATCTTATTGGCTGGATGGCCGCAATTAAACAGCATTACCGATGACCAGTTTTTTTTAGGATAATCTAAATTATCCGACTCCATTGGAGATCCAATATATTTTCGATAATTTTTAGTTTTATAGTCGTGTTTTACGACTTGTACGGCATATTTATCATCTCTTAAATCCCAGAGGTTTTTTAAATCCTCTGTAATTAACATATCTCCGTCTGCAAATAGCGCCCAACCTTTATAATCCTGC